TTGATATATCATCAATACCACCTAAAGCTAAACGTATTTCATTTCTTAATTGTGATACATATCTTGATTGATCAGTACTTACTGCATTAGGAGTAATAAATCCAACACGATCTGAAGGTTCCAGGTTAGCAATAACTCTGGGAACTCTCATTCCTTGACCTGGACTGCCGTTATATCCGACTGGATTTCTACTTGTAGGATCTTGTTTATATGTAGATTGAAGTGTACTTAGATCAGAAGTAAATCCAGATTGACTTGAAATACTAGGTCTTTGTGGTGGAGCATCTTTACTACTCTCAACAATATCTTGTTTAGGACGTGAAGATAATAAAGTTGGATTACCAAAGAATGAAAGGTTAGCTCTAATGTTTTTAACCATTTCATCATGAGCAACAATCTGATGAGATATCCAGTCAAATTCACCACTGCCATCAGTACCAAAAGCATCAGGATTATTAAATACTTCAACACAAGGAATAAACTTCATTGTGTTATCTAATGTTTTTTTATTTATTGTTGTAAAATCCTGTGGTCCATCAAAACTTAATTCCTGTTCACTATGTGTTTCTTCAATAGTTTCCGCTGTAATACGAAGACGCATATATCTTTTATCTGTACTTAATCCAATTTGTGATCCACCAAAACCTTTATTAGATTTAACTTTATAAGGATAGATAACTACTACTTCTTCTAAATCTCCTTCTGGAGAATAAAAAGTTCTATATGAATCTTTATCAAACCAATAAAGTCTATATGTTTTTTCTGTAGGACGAATATAAAATAATCCTTTTCCTAAAGCCAAAAAATGATCCCAGATAGAATCTAATCTTGCATCAAGTTGATTAAACTTAATTACCTGTTGTACAAAATCATATCTCTGTGATCCAAAATTATCTTGTTCAGGATAAAACTCAACACCTTGTCTGATACCAAACATCTTCATCTGTGCTAGATGAGCATGAATAAGCATTGTGTCAGTAGCACCAGTCGAGTCACGACTGATCGCTGCCTTCAGCATTGAATCAAAAGTAGAATTAGTTTGAGTCATCTTTTATTATTTTATTAGGCATCAATCTCATAGCCGGATGCTATGCGTTTAAACACCAGGTTTTCATCATCAGCTTCAATGTCAAATCGTTCCCCAGGTTGAAGACCTAGATCATGACATACTTCATCAGGAAGGTTGAATACGGCAGAACCATAAGCATCTTGCTCAAGTTCAATACCTTTATAGAAAAAATTGGCTACCATGTTAATACTTTTAATAGTCTAATTCGTCAATACTCTAACTCTAGTTTTCCTCTGGACATTAATCCATTACATAACCAGACCAGTGCATCGACACAATCATCATGAGAACTGACTCCGAAATTAACAATCTCATCTGTCAGTGCTTGGAATTTACGATATTTATTAAATAATATCTTATGTTGCTCAAATAAGCCCATGATTCCTCTAAATCTGGCAACTTTATCTCCCCTGAATCCTTTTACCGGATGCCAAAGAAGATTATAAAGTCCTTGTTCTTCTAAACATATACGTTTAAAGTCTGCTTCTAATGATGCCTGATAAGCCACAGCTTCAGACCAGACATCCACAGTACTACCAGTAGGGAAGTATTTTTCTTTATCTTTGTGAACTATTCCCCATTCATACATCATTTCCATTATTGCTTCTAACTTTTCTACATTACCCATTATTCTTAACCTTTTACAGTCAATAATATAAATTTTATCTCCCACTCTTCCACCCATAACAAAAACTGTATAGTCATTTCTTTCTCTGATACCTGCAGATAAATCAACTCCAACACCTATACAATCAAATTCAGTTGGTATCTGACCTTTAATAATCAGATCAGGTGAAAGAGACATATCAGTTGTTCTTACTATCTGATTCTGATACTGGAAACTAAAACTTATTGGTGATTGTCTTTTACGATCTTTTAAATATTCAAGTGACCACATATCCGGCCAGTAAGATTTTTCATCACCCTCTTCATTAACAGTTACTGCTGATTGTATTATCTGTATCCAATCATTATCAGGAGTAAATGTAGTCTGATGTATATCATCATGTCTGAATCTTGTACCAAGGCATATAGCCCTACCACCTTCAAACATGGTTGGAACAATAACTGAGTTCCAGTTATCCTCCATAGCTACACGAATATCTTTATTCTTAATATCATCAGCTGATTTTATAGCATCATCAATGATGCATAAATGAGAACGCTTAGATGTAACAGCACCTTTCAGTCCTGCACAACATAAACTAAATTCTTCTTCACCAGTTGATCTTATACCTGCAAACTTCCAATCAATACTCCAATATTCATTAGAGTTTATACCTTTGGCAATTTTTACCGTAGGAAATATTTCTCTATAAAGTTTACTATCTTCAATGATTCTTTTTATTGCAGCACTCTTTGGTCTGGCAACATCAACTGTATATGAGATATATAAAATCTTTAATGGTTTTTTATTAAGAGCATGAATACCAATAGCCCATGCTGTAAACAAACCTAAGACTGTGGACTTTGCTGATCCTCTTGGTGCAAGTATATCTACATTTGGTCCAGCAATATCAATTAGACATTCACTATCTTGATGTGTATATAAATGTTCATGCCATAACTTCATATGTTCTGCAGGAGGTTTATCCCCTACAACATCACAGAAGTATGCAAAATCTTTTCTAGCTCTATCAACATCAATAGAAGATGTTTTTCTTACAACCTGTTGTTTAGCAGCAGCACGAGCAGTCCTGCGATAAACCGAATAAATACTGGTTCCAGCCATGTCTTAAGACTAACTCATTAAGGCTTACGATTCTTCCTGCAAAATTTTAGTCCAGACTCCCATTGATGCTTCCTGTAATGGTCCTTCTATAGGATCATCTCTAAAGATTAAAAGTATTTCTCTTAATGCTCTATCAGCACCAGCTAATATCAATCCTTGTCTATCTGTTAAATGTTTTTCATCTGACAGTTGTTTTATATTCGCTCTCAATTCTTTCTGTAACATTGCAATACGAGCAGCACCCATATCTTGTTTAACTACTCCAAGATCAATACTGTCTCTAAGTTTAGATATATCAATTTGCATTGCATCTATCTCCACTTCAAGTATTACATTAAAGTTTCTTTTTTTAAATTCTTCTTTAGCCCAAAGATGGCAATCAGTTATAGAACCTTCATACCCTAAGAAACGGGCATAAAGATACATCTGTATTGGTGAACTGGTTTGTTTGCAAAAAGCTAGATATGTTTCTTTCTCTTTATCAGATAAAGTATCTAACCAGTCGGTTATGATTTGTAAGCGTCTCGTGACTGTTGGAAATCTCTATTCTCTTTATAGCGTCTAAATGCTTCCTGTTGCAAGGCAGTTCTTCTAGTTTCTGAACCAGATTCACGAATTCCTGCTCTTTGTTCCTGACCTCTTGTCTGTGTAGTAAGTCTTTCCTGTGTTCCTTCTGTTTCTCTAGTCTGTCTTGTTTGAGAACCTTCAGTTTCTCTAGTACGTCTAGTTTGTGCTCCTTCGGTTTCTCTAGTTGCACGAGTCTGTGCTCCCTCTGTTTCTCTTGTTCTTCTTGTCTGAGTACCTTCTTCAGCACGAGTCAAACGTGTTTGAGCACCTTCAGTCTCTCTTGTCTGTCTTGTTTCTGCTCCTCTAGTTCCTAGAGTTGCTCTTTCCTGTTCTCCTTTTGTTTCAGTAGCAAGACGTTCCTCAGCACCTCTTTGTCTATACCTTCTCAGATCCTGGCCAGTATAGAATTCTTCGTTGATGCGATCTAACTCTGCACCAGTTTCCATGTTTAATCTATTCTGCTCACCAGATATTCTTGTTAACTCAACTTGAGTCTGAAGAGACTGTGTTGGTGTAGACACCGTAACAGGTGGTGGTGGAGCAGGTATATATTCAACTCTTGGTGCTGGTGGTCTTCCTCCCATAACAAAAATTCTATAATCTTATTTTAATTTTAGTGCAAGAATACTTACTTAGTTAACTCTGCCACTACCATAAGTTCTAGCAGTACCTAGTCCACCTATCTGTGCAGCAGATGTAGCTTGTTTTGCAACTGCTTCAGCAAGTAAAGCTTCACCAGTCTTTGCTTTTAGCTGTCTCTCTTGCATTCTAGTGGGTGAATCTCTATCAAAAGCAAGATTAGTTTCTAGTCTCTGACGATTAGTTTCAGACATAGCAGCTATATCCTGGTTTGTTAGAGCTTGAGTATATCCAAGTAGTTGACTCTGATCAATCTGTTGACCTACATATCTTTCTAATAAATCTGATGCTCTTCTACCTGGACCATATGTTTGTTCTTTTTCAGCTAAAGTTGGATCAAACATTAATCCACCTGTACCATACATCTTATCTACATCAATTGATGTATCAGTTCTACCTGTATTTGCTATCTGATATGCTCTTGATGTTCTAAATGCATCTGCTTCTGTCTGTTTATAATCAGCTGGCAATTGACCATATATCACACCTTTTACAGGTTTATATGCAGGTTCTACATTTTTAGTTTCTGTTTTCTTTTTAAAAAAGTTAGACAAGAAACCTGAACCTGATTTTGCTCCACTACCTCTTGTTCCTCTTGCCATGATAATTAATTATGCAAATGTTGAACCAGCACCAGCAGCCATTACTG